GATATTAGGGGTCTGCTTAGAGGGGTGCTCTGAAACCCTTACAGCAAAGGGGTTCGCAGGCTCTTTGACTCCCAACTAAATATGTGGTTAAGGTCTCCGAACAACACCGACTAAACCCCGTTTATTCACCATATCCGTATCCACTCAGAATCCTATTATTATTACACACTTCTGCACACTATGACACACATTATATTCAGAACGCCCACTAATCCCTTCTGATTATATTCGGAACCCTTCGAAAGTCCCTATTTTACAGTGTTTTGTGTATTGTAGAAGTGTCTTCGAATGATATAGACACGTGTATATGCAATGACTGTCATCCACGCAGTAATAGTAGTCCCTATTTGCACACTCGAAGTCATACCGAGTTTGTCTATGCATATGAACAGTCCTAATAGATTCAATGGATAGTTTATGAGTAAACCTGTAAAGACAGTTGTTGCAGTTTCTTTGTGTATTCTACGTGATTTACTTGACATAGTGGGTATACATGTCCATGTCTATGTTTTCGGGTTTGTTATTCATATACACGTCAAATGCACATGAGTATCTATTCTCGTCTAGGTGGTTTGGGGGAACTGCATGGGGTTGATAGCTTGAAATGATACTGAGTGTTCCTTGTTCGTTGATTATATCCCCGTAGGTCTCGTAGTGTGTATACCATGGTTGGGGTTGGTTGTTATTGGAGAGGAATATGTTGCCTGAGATAAAGTCATGGGTGTCGGTGTCTATATCGAAACCATGGAAGTGTATAGGAATTTCCTCTCGTGTGTGTAAACAGTTGCACCATGACTTGACCCAAATCTCGTCTGTGTCTTCGGGAAAGAATTCATATATGGTATCTCTGACGTATTCACCTAATGGGATATTAAGGTCTTGGTGGACTTGTTCAAAGAAGTTGTATTGACCATGACGACTGGTTGTTCCCGAATAGTAGGGATTTACTGATTCGGGAAGTTCCAGTATGTCTTTCTCTATATGGTAAATATACTCCTTTATATGGTCGGAGTCTTGTGGTGTGAGAAAGTTGGGTATATTATATAAGAGTCTTTCGTTTTGACCTTTACTTATATCACCCATAGGTCTAACCACTCGTCCTCGTGTGGTGTGTCTCCCTCAACTAGGAGAAAGGATACATGTTTACTGAGGGTTCTGTATTCATGACCGAAATCGAAGAGTCGTGCTTCTTCTTCACCACCCATTCCACGCCATTCAGTCCATGAAGGTCTGACTTCTGTTTCGAATAGGTCATTCAGTATGAGATTCCTTGGGTGGTCATGTGTAGTATATGAACTTAGGACACCTTTAGGTAATGGTAATGGCATGATTCTTGTATTGTCAAAGAAGGTTTCTAACCAACGTTGGAATCCGTCCTCGCCAGGATATTCTGTTTGGATACCTACTGGGTCTTTAAGGAATTCTTCTCTGAGGAACTTCCAACCACCTTGCACAAAACATGTAAGGGTAGGGGAATATACGGAAGTCTTGGTTTCTGACCACCAGTCTTCACCTTGGGTAATAAAGAGTGTATTGTTTTCTTTGACACTTTGTTCTTCTTCTGCAGTAAACGTAAAGTGTGTTTCATGGGTTGTCCCTTGGTCGGGAATACCTTTTGCAAGTTCTGACATTGCAAAATCAGTCATATGGACACGTGGGTCAACAAGACATGTCTTAGTCCCTTCACCAAATAAACTCTCATTGTCAAAGATATCTAGTTTTCTGTATGCACTGTCGGTTATCTTATCGGATTCTTTTGCAAAGAAGGGTATAATTCTTACGTCTTCTCTGTCGGGAATTCCTGTTGGGTCGTCTGTATATACGTTGAGTCTATACAAAGGTATTCCGTCTTCATTGGGTTCAATGATTCTTTGACGATTGACACCTGTTAAGAATGTTTTAAATTGTTCACTTGTTAATTCGTTGTCTTTTGTTTTGACAACTACCATTTCCATAGGCATAATATAATCTCCTAATATATTATATGATTAATTTCTTCGCATTCGTGCAATGTCGATTGCATGTTGTTTATCCTCTTCGAAGATAGGCACCATATTCGACTTATGCATGGTTGCGATTCCTAAGAGTTTACGTTCACCTGTATATTGCATAGGTTCTCTTTTAGGTGTGATATCACCTGTTGTCGTTCCTATGTATGAAGGTATACGTTCCTCTTCTCTGATTGATTTCATCACTTGGTCATATTGAATTTGTTGTTCTGCAATCAATCGTTTATATTTAGTGTTTTTATTAAAGGCTTTCGTCTTACGTTTTTTCCCATGTGGTGAATAACGAATAGAACTACTTAAATTTAAAAAACCCATGTATTAATTATACTACCAATACATGGGTTCTGTCAAGTGATTTATTGAATAATTTTCACAACTTTGTCAAGTCGTCCACTCTTCATCATCATATTAAAGTTGTCTGATAAGCTCTTTAGAAACTCGGCAGACAATGATGCGTAATGTTGCATTGTTATCTCCTGTTTTGGTGAAACGTTCCATCAACTGCACTTCGGTATTTTACCTACTTAGTCTTTGTGACTTAATTGTTTCGTTTATGTGTCAATTGTGTGACACAATAGTATTTATACAAATACAAAATTGGTGCTGGTAGTCGGGTTCGAACTGACGACCTACTGATTACAAATCAGTTGCTCTACCTACTGAGCTATACCAGCAAATAATAGTCGGAAGTCGTCTTTGTATAACCACTTCACAAAATTCTTAGTCCCTTCGTCCAGTGTGAACTTGGGAATACTAAAAGGAACCTCACCTATCTCTGAGTTTACCTCTTCATTTGACCATGTGTTTTGAGAGAAGTCAACTTCAAAACCTTTGGTCACTTCATATATAGTGTCTTTGACTTCGTCCAGTCGAATGATTCTAGTATATGGATTCTCGTCATTGGAATTCTCATAACACCATTTCCACTGGGGTTCAAATATCAGATTGGTGTAGTAAAAATGAAACCAATGTGAATCTAATTGTTCTAAGAGATTCGTATTATCACCTCTTTTATAGAAATCTGATATCATGAGTGACGGAATGAATCTGACTTGTGATACAAATCTTTCATAAGGGTCACGGATAATAGTAAACACGTCTATATTGTTGGTGTTTATGTATTCTTTTAATTTGGGATAGAGACAGAATGCTTGGTCTAGTGTAAGGTGTGCATGGTTCTCTATTGGAAAGTGTTCATGACGTGGGTCTGCATGACCACCAATAGACTTTCGGAGTTCACCATTATCCTCATCATACATCATTCGTATATTGATAATATCATAATCATCACTTGAATCTTGTATTTGTTGAATAATGTGAGACCCCGAAGTCTTTGGGATATGCATAAAAAACGCAAGAATCTCTCGGGTCTTTTTATTACGTATCCCAAACATGAACTATCTTAGAAATTATAAGATAAATGAAAAGATATTGAATCAGTTGTTTGATTCTCAAATGCTTCGTCTAACATAATCAATGCACCTAGTGTAAAGTCATTGATATCTTTGGACAATAACAATGCTGAAAAATCATTATCTTCATCATGATATCCATATCCGAGAGATACGTCAAGTGCATCTATGAACCACAAGTCATATGATATGTGTGCATAGTCATTTTCAGTATCCGTATCCAAGTAATATGCAACTTTTAGATTGTTATATCTAACCTTTACAAATCCCTCTTCTACTGTATCGTAATCACCTTTGTCATAACGATACTGAATGACACCTAATTGGACATCTAAATTGTCCATAACACCTAGATTATATCCTAGATATAGGTCTCTCTCTTGTGTAGCTTCGTCTCCGAAATCTACTTCACCAACCCATGCACCAACAAAGAATCCGTTAGAATCCAATTCGATACCTGCGTTTAGTGATGATGCACCTGCTGATTGAGTTGCACCTCTCCACATATAGTCACTTGAATAACCTATGCTTCCATTTACATCTGCAAATGCAGACGTTGATAGGACTAATAGTCCTAATAGTATATTTTTCATAATATACCTCCTAACTGAATATTATACAGTAAATAACCCTATCTGACTAGAGGGTTTTTAGAAAATGGCGGTGGGGATGGGATTTGAACCCATGAAGGACTTTCACCCTTGCTGGTTTTCAAGACCAGTGCATTCAACCACTCTGCCACCCCACCTATATGATAACTCGTCCTTTTCTCCAACCTTCGGGTATAGATTCACCCTTATTGATTCTTGTAGATTCCTGTTCATTGGTTATCCACATTTTACCATATTGTGAATTACCTTTACCTTTCATGTGTTTTGCACTATTCAGACCAATCTTCTTCTTAGTCTCTTCAGTATGTGTCTTACCTAGGAATGTTCCTTGTGGATATAGTTTTTTCAACCTAAGATTTCCTTTAATACTGTCTTCTTTTGTGAATGTGCGTAGTATACCTTCCTCTCGTAATCTTAATGCAATATCTCTTCTTGTCTGACGATACTCTTCAGTCAACATATAAGACCTATCTAAAGTCTTATTAACTGCAGTCCAACCACCAACACCACCTTCTTTCATATTGAGACACTTCTCATCTGTCCACCACAAATCACCAATCAACTCAGCCTCTGCAATGTTTAATTCTTTTTCTGAATTGTAGTATTCTAGTATATCAAATATGAAAGGGTCTGTTCTCTCATTGAGTTTCTTTCCACTACCTGTATAACCATCGTCTAAATTATCAGTAGTGTGTTGGCCTAAGTAATAGTCACCATTATTAAATAAAACTCGATAGGTATAATAGTATTTCATATTAGTATTTAGTATAGTTCGAGTCTTAGGACTCGAATGTGGAGCTGGAGGGAATCGAACCCACGACCCCCTGCTTGCAAAGCAGGTGCTCTCCCAACTGAGCTACAGCCCCTTGAACAATTATTCTTCTGTTTTCTTTGTTCGTGATTTATAGACTTTCTTTTTAGACTCGTCTATATTAGGTGTTGATTTGTCATCTGCAACAAAACGACCTTTCTCGTCTCTTGCTCTGACCCATTCAAATCCTAACCAGTCTGTAAATTTATCCCAAAATGCCATTTGGTTCCTCCTTTTCAATGAAGATTACTTTATCCAAACCTAACTTATTTCGTCTATCAAATTCTACTCTGATTTTACGTTTAAGTTTTGGTTGGGTTCCCTCGTTGTTGAATTTGTCTATGAGTGTCTTTATAGATTGACACTTCATATACTCATGAACAACTGTGACTTTTTTTGTTCCCCTGTCGACTTGTTTACTAGTCTTACCGAATTTAATTGGCATTTCTTTTCTCCTCATGATATTTCAAACTACACTCTGGCCCACAGAATATATAAACTGGTGGTTTCCCTAGTGGAGTGTGATATTTTATTTCTTCTACTTTCACTTGTTTATCGCAAATACTACAATTACGTGTTTGATTCAGCATCTTCAGTCAATTCCTCAAATGAACAAAACCAAATACATAATGCAAATCTAGTTCCCTTTGTAATAGGTTCTACACTATGTAATATCTCAGTGTTATTATTGAATGCAATCATTGAACCCAAACGTTGTGCAATTGAGTGACCATTAATCTGAAACCTTCCACCTTCAAATGTGTCATTAAGTGTAAAGACAACTGTTGCAGTATCATTTGACTCTGCATCGTCCTTATGAGTTGCAAAGAATGTTCCTGTTGGATATTCCTGTATGGTCATGTAAGTAATCATTCCATAGTCTTCATTCTTAGGCATAAAACTGTCAACGATTTCTGTTATTGTATTGAATGCACGTGTTTCATGTGGAATGACTGATATACGCATATTATTCAAGTCATATTTCCATGGGACTTGATTGTTTAATAGTTCTTTATTATGTGGAGTGACAACATTTCCGTCTCCGATATCTACCTTCGACAATGACAATTTCTCATGTTCTAATATGATTAGGTCACAATCGTCTTTACTTAATGCTTCTTCTGCTAGCATAATAAGGGTTGGTAATACATCATGGTGTTTCATAGGTCGAAGAACCTTGACTCGGCCTTCTTCTAGTTTACTCTGATATGGGTTGGTTGTGAATGTTGCAATTTCAGGCATGTTGTATTGGGTGGAAGAAAGTCACTTGTGAGAATCTCCACTTATCCTCTTTGTATTTATTGTAGTCATTTATATATGCACCATGCAATCTGTTGCCAGGAAATATAACACAACGATTAAACTTCGCAGGTATTACTCTCTCCAATACAAAATCGTTTTCGACTGGATATAATAATGATTCTTGTTCGTTATTGGTAATCCATGTTCCTTCATATACTGCAGTTCCCCCGTCTTCTTCTTTGTCGAGATAAACTAACATGTTGAGTGTTGATAGGTGGTCGGGTGTATCGAAAGACGAATCTATGTGTGGGTAGTGTTGAAGTGTTTTATCAAATTGTGTCTTAGTCTGAAAACAATTTACCTCAAATCTGTCGTCCCACTGATAATCAAACTTCCACCAATATTGTCTGCAGACATCTAATAGTCTTTGTTGACCATTATGATATAATCTAGTTGGGTGTCCAAATTGTTCTACGATTCTACAGTCATTGTATTCAATACCATTTTTACTATTTCTTTCGGGATTGTATTTCCACAATGGGTAATCTGCATTTATAAGATATTCGTATATCTCTTCGGGATTCTCATAATAGTTATCAATAGTAAGTGCAAACCCATCATAGGAAATATCCCAGTCTGCACTCTGTTTGAATCTTTCGTCTAATGCATATGCTTTACTCATTTTCATTCCTCAAGAAATCATACTTTAAATTTCTACCTGTTGTGTTATCTGTTAATTCTCTTTTATGTGTTAGATTAAAGGAAACTGATATCCTTTCATAGTTTGGGTCGTTAGATTGGGATTGTGGAACTGTATGATATAGGTATGAAGGCCACATTAACACTTCACCCTCTGTAGGTTGAACATGCACCTCCATCATATTCACACCATGTCCTGTAATAGTCATATTAGTGTATGGGTTTTCGTTCACGTTCCATTCTGTTTGAGTTCCCATTGGAAATGCACTTGCAGCTGGATTTGGATTAAAGAATTTGATAGGTTGTGCGTCTTTTTCAACCTTTACGTAATAGGTTCCACTTATCAATGTTGTTGGGTGATTATGTGCTTCGTGGTAGTTTCGACCAGTATAATGATTTGACCATGCAAAGAGGTGAATATCGTCTCTACACATATCACTGAAATCTGTATTACATTGTTCTATTTGTTGTGCAACATATGTATCTTTAATTATGTCTGAAAAATCTTTGAACCAAGATTCCTGTTCTTGTTGTTTTCTTAAACTGTCATGGAAATAGTTAGTGTAATTTGTCTGAGTGTTATCACCCTCTCTGAGAGGTTCAACATTCTTTCGAATAGATTGTGCAACCATGTCATGATTTAGAGGAATGATACCTCGATATAAAGGAACTGCAAAAAGTGGTGCAACACTTCCTCTTATCGGACTAAATGGGGTTGAACTAATTTCCTTTGTCATTCTTTTTCACACCAACACCTACTCCTTTCTCTCCATTAGGCATTGTCACATTTCTATAATAAATTACAACTTCTCCAAGTTGTCTGATATAACGTTTAAGTTCTTGCATATCTTCCGACATGACTTTGTAATCACCAATAGTGGTTGCAACAAATAGAATTTCTCCATTGTTCTGTTTTTTCATCTCGTCCATAAATTGGTCAAGATAAGTATATCCAACTGGCCACTCGGGATTCTCTCTTTCTTCCAGTTCACATACTTTTGGTCTTTTGAGTTGTTCTACACCTTCGTCATTGAACTTTTTAGGTTCGAATGATAAAGACTTAACACATGGATTGACAATCTTTGCTTCAGATACTACGAACCATTGTGGTGATTCCAAATCCAAAGGTCTTGGAAGTGTAGGTTGCATAATATCAATTTCGATAGGTTTAGATACTACCTCAATCTGTTTTGTTCCAAATACGGAACAACCACTAATCAGTAGTGTTAGGCACGTCAAGATTAAATAATTCTTTTGTGTCATTTTCCATTCCCTCCATAACTTTTTTACTTGCATTGTTCATTCTGAGTTCAATCATTCCTGGCTTCTTAAGTGCAAGTAAATCTAGATTGTGTCTACTAAAGATTGCAAGATACTCTGCTTTTTCAGATTCTATCTCTGCATTCTTTCGACTCATGTTTTGTAATGCTTTACCCTGTTTCTCATATTGTTCTTTCATGATTGCCATGGTTTGTTTTTGTTCTTCTACTGCATATTCTAATTTTAGATTATTTGCAGTGAGTGTTTGGTTTTCTTGATATAACCAATAACCACCCAATCCGAGAACAAGTATAATTGCAATAAAAAATTGGTTCATTTTCCGTCATACTCCTCAATAACATAATTCAGTCCACCCGAACTTCTGTATTCTACTATTTTACCATGGTCGTCTCTAAATTTCAAGTGCTTTTCTTTCTGAATTATCACTTTTCGGGTTATAAACTGTCTATCGTCTGAATCACCATATACTGAATTGAATGATACAGTGACTAAGTATCTTCTTGTAAAGAGTTTTTTGAATAATTCAACTAACCACCTACTGAACGTAAGTGTCCATAGTGGAAATTTCTTTATGATTGACCATATTTTCTTTAACATGGTAATATATAGGTGAATTCTAAGAGAAGAATTTATCTCTTTGAGATTTGGGTATTTTAAAGTTCTTGTATTCCTTCATAAGGTCGGAACCTTTTGCAAATTTGACTCTGACTGTAGGAAAGTCTATAATATCACATGCAATGTAAGTTATGTCTTTACAGTGTTCTGTTGCAACTTCCTCATTGATACTTCTACTTCCACCAATCATATTAGAGGGTGCAAATGCAAGACCACCTTTAGTAAAACACTTTTGGTCATAGAGATTTCCCTCTTCGTCAACATGGTCATAACCCCTTCCATCTACAAATGTCAAGTGTGGATACCATATCTCTAATTGACGTTCTAAGAAGTGTGAAGCAAGTCTTCCATCTTTTAGGATATCATGTATAGCTTCCTGTTTTAAGTCCCCAAAAGAGACGTTTTGTATCTCGTATGTGTCTACCATTATGCAACTAAGTTCTTATTGTATTCCCTCAAGTCCTCGATTTCCTCAATCAAGTCCTCTTCACCACCTCTCCACGTTGGGTGGTCGGGTGTGTTAAAAGGTGAATCAATCACTTCAATGTTGGTGATATAATCAAAAGAACCACTCAGACCATTCAGTCTGTTAACGTGTTTCATGACCAAAGCTGCAACACTAGCTTCAGTGAGTGAAGGGGAATTGTAATAAGAGTGTTCACCCTCACCAAATGCATCTTCCTCAAAGACCAGTTTGTCCACGTGGAATCCAATCACATACTCGGAACCACCCTTGAACTTATGGAAGTTCGTTCCATACTCCTCAAGATTCTGAGTGTTAACCACATACCACCTTGCAGTCCCATCTTTAATTCTATCTAATCCCATACTATTCTCCTTTTCTAAGTTCTTTTAATTGATTGATTGTATCTTCTGCACTAGTGTGTAAAATACCAATCCCACCATGTTCTTCCCATGCATCAAGGTTCTTTTGTCTGTCGTCAATAAGGACACTCCCTTTGATTGCAAACATACCTTTTTGACTACCAGTCATAGTGCAAGTGACAACAACACTTGGACTGACATATTCTCTAATCCACTCGTTCTTATCGAACACTACTAATTCTCTGTTGATTACACCAGCTGCAGTTAGGATTTCCCAAGGAAGTCCAGTGTGTCTGACATATGCAATCAAGTCATACATATCAGGCATAGGTGGTAAGTTTCTGAACAATCTTTTGTTAGTCAACTCTTCTTTTCTTTCGTCATAGTCATTGTGACCAGCGTCTGTGTTAGGGAATTCTCTCCCTGTCAATGTTTCAACACCAGTGTTGAAATCTGCTAATACTCCGTCCATATCAACGAAGATTCTTTTTATTACTTTATTTTCCATACTGTTAGTATACCAAAAAGTTGACCCCATTGTCAAGCTTTATCGTATTCTCCTTAATCTTTTGTTTTCTCATTATAGACATAGTATAACAAAAAATGACACCTATTGTCAAGCTTTGTCTAGTCTATTTTTAGGGTTTTTTCGAGTGTATATGCTTCGTTTTCGTCTACGATTCCGTCTGTTATGACTTGTCGTAAATGCACCATTTCGTGTGCAAGTGTCACATATCTTTCTGAGTCATATTTGATATAGATATCAATATGTGTCTCATCTTTGAATTGACGTGGAAATTCTATGATTCCCTTTTGTTTGAATGAGGGTGGTAGTCGTTTGATATATACAGTGACACCCTGTTCATCTGCAATATTTAATTGTTCTGCGAGACTCATAGATTTACTCAACATTTTCTTGTCTTTACAGTAAATCTCCATTATTCTTCGTCTTGTATCTCTTCTCTACTGTCTTCGTCTATTTCATGACCACAGAATGGACAGTGGTCTATCTCGTATTGGTGTGATTCCATTGAATGGAATACGTCACACTCTGATTTGCAAGCAGGACAATAAATCCTGTATCCTTGTTCGTAATTCATTATTCCTCCTCGGGAATATATCCGTCATCTATTTTACCTGTATCAATCATTATCTTCGTATATAAGTTTGTATAACTTTTTTTCTTTCCGTCTAATGTTGCATAGGGTAGTGGGTGTTTTTTCTCGGGTTCATAAAAATCTAATCCAGCAACAAAAACTCTGACTTCTTGATACATTCTATCAATGTTGTTGAATAAGTGATTCCATCTTCTATCTTGCACAGTTTGTCTTTGAGGTGCATTCAGATACAAGTAAAACTTTTTCATTAGTCTTCCCAAACATCTCCATGTTTTACATATTCTGTAAGTTGGTCATACCCACCAATGTAAGTCCAAGTATTTTCTGTTTCTCTGACTCTGATTTGTGGGAATGTTCGTGCAGTTGGGAACTCTTCAAAGAGTTCTTCTCTTGTGAAGTCTGTTCCCAATTGTTTGTAAGTGTAATCTAATCCTTTTTGTTCACATAAGTTCTTTGCTTTGTCACAAAATGGACATTGTGTTTTTCCAAATATTTCAATCATAATAAGTATTCACTCCTTTCTTTCTTTGCAGTATATATTGTTCCAGTTTTATGACCATAATAGGGGTCTCTCTTTACACCTTTAGTTCCCTCGTCAAAGAAGAAAAATGACACTACTGATACCAGTGCCAACCAAAGTATTCCAATTAAAATTATTCCGTCCATTATAGTTTAAAGTCCTCAAATGTATCATCTGATACGTCTTGTTTAATACCACCAATAAGATAGGATTCAATCTCCGTCTCTTGTGGTGCATTCTGAAGTCCTCTACTGTTGAACCAGTGTTGTGTCCATGGTAAAGGGTTGTTTGTTGAAGGGATATCATAGATAGGATTGAGTCCTATTGCACGTAATCTTTTGTTTGCAGTAAACTCTACGTATTGACTCAGTAAAGGAACACTTAGTCCAATCATTGACCCGTCTTTAAATAGAAACTCTGCCCAGTCCTTTTCTTGTTTGACTGCATCTTCATATAACTCATATACTTCTTTCTCACAATCTTTCATAACTTTGTTCATTAACTTATCGTTCTCTTGATTTTTATAGGCTTTGAGTATGTGTTGTGATATTGCAAGGTGTTGTGATTCGTCTCTTGCAATCAGAGATATGATTTTTGCACTTCCTTCCATCATTTTAAGTTCTCCGAATCCGAATGAACATGCAAAGGATACAAAGAATCTGATTCCTTCTAATATGTTGACTGATATAAGTGCAAGATATAATGCTTTATAAAGGTCATAGTCGTCAACCTTTAATCCAAGTAATCTTCTACGACCAAGTGCAATGAACTCGTCATACTTTTCAGTGACCATTTCTGCACGTTTTACGATTGCTTCTTCGTCAAGTATAGTGTCAAAGATTTCACTAGGGTTTGCATAAATGTTCTTAATGATATGTGTATAACTTCTACTATGGATTGTCTCCATAAAGTCCCATGTAATAATACAAGACTCAAGTTCAGGCAAACTCACGAATGGTAAGAATGCTATGGACGGAGCTCTACCTTGAACTGAGTCGAGTAAAGTTTGATACCTCAAATTAGAGGTAAATATATGTTTTTGTGCTTCAGTGAGTGTTTGATAATCACTTCTGTCTTTTTGAAGAGACACTTCTTCGGGTCTCCAAAAGAAACTCAATTGTTTTTGAGTGAGTTTATCAAATATTGGATATTTGAACTCGTCAAATCTTTGAGTGTTCAACCCCTCTCCAAAGAATATCTTATTCTTTGTGAAGTCTACTTTGTTTTTATTAAATACTGTCATTCGTCTTCTAATCCATAGTTGTTTGCATAGTCACTTCTCTTTCCAAATTGTTCTGATTCATATGAATCAATAAAGTCATGATATGCATTTTCAAGTTCTTTTGGTCTATCGTTTTGCATGTGATATCTACTTAGTTTTCCGTCATGTTCAAGGACACAAGGGTGTTCTAAAGCAGTTCCTGGCCTGAATGTTAAGTCATTTGTGTCTCTTGTTTCAACTTGTTTTAAATTGTTATCAACACCTTGCCAAGTTCCGAGTGGGTGACTTCTTATCTTTCCTTCTTTATTATAGAAATGGGAAAATATATGATAACTATAATCTCCTATTAAATAGTCTCTAAAGTGAACTGCATTAGGCCCTTGGTATAATAATACGTCTCCGACTTCTAAATCTATTGGTGTTGAAGTTCTCTTTCTGTTTGGTAGTAATTGAAGTTGTCTTTGTATACCTGTTTCACCACCATCATCACTATCGACCCAGTTTCTAGAATTATCAACCCATATTCTCCATGGACTACCATCGTCTGTTTTATAATCTAAACATAGTGTTGTTGATATTTCACACGCAGGTCTATCTCTATGTGCAGCTAAGTATGCACCTCTGTCGTATTTTCTAGTGAATGAATATGTTTCACCCAAATCAATGTCCAATACACTTCTTAATTTATCTCTTAGAAATCTGTTCATTGCAACACCCCATGGTGAACAATAGATACTTTCTGATTTACCCAATGAGTCTTTAGGAGATTGGAAAATGATATCGTCTTCACGTTTACAAAATGCACCATGCCACTCGGGATTGTGTTCAACTGTTTTCCAACAATCCATTGCAAACGTAATCATTTCTTTAGGAACAAAATCTCTAAGAACTACGTATCTATTATTAATAAAATCTGCAGTGATTTGATTGGTTTTAAATGGTAATTTTTTACTCTTTCCTTGTGGAGTTTTAACTTCCTTTACTAATTCTACAGTTCTATCTTCAAATGGCACATGCTTCACAATCTTCATCTCCTTCGTCTTCACTTATTGCAAGTGGGGTATCTTCTACCACGTCCTCTTTTTTTCCGTCCATGGTATTTTGGTAATAACTTGTTTTCCACCCGTATTTATATGTTGTCAACATGTCTCTAGCCATTACTGACACTGGAACTTCTCCGTTCTCATAGTTCTCGGGATTATAAGACCAGTTTCCACTGATACCTTGGTCAAAGAACTTCTGCATAACTGCAATTATATTGATATAACCAGTGTTATCTGGCATGTCCCATAACAAGGTGTATGCACTCTTCAACATAGAATATTGTGGAACTACCTGTTTAAGTGTTCCTTTTTTACTCTTCTTGACACTAAGGTAGTCTCTTGGTGGTTCTACTCCATTCGTTGCATTAGAGACGACTGAGGAACTCTCAGAGGGCATTTGTGCAGTCAATGTGGAGTGTCTTAAACCATGTATTCTGATATCTTTTCTTAGTTGTTCCCAATCCATTTTATAAACTGGTTTTACTAATTCGTCTACTTCTTTCTTGTAGTGGTCAATTGGTAATTGTCCTTCTGCATATTTTGTTCTGTCGAAGTCAATACAATTTCCATTGATACGTGCAAGATTATTAGAAGATTTAAGAAGGAAATATTGGAACCTCTCCGTAAGGTCATGAACCAGTTGTAATGCTTCTTTGTCTCCGTATTTAACTTTGTTCTTTGCAAGAAAATGTGCAAGTCCGATATAACCTATACCTAAACTTCTTCTTGCAATGGTTGACATTTCTGCGGCTTTTACTGGATACTCTTGGAAATCTATCAGTTCTTCAAGTCCTCTCACTGATAAATCACAAAGAGATTCCAACTCCTCTTCTTTTACAATTCCTACATTGATTGCACTTAAAATACAAAGTGCAATTTCCCCATTCCCGTCTATATGTTGAATTGGGTCTGTTGGTAATGTTATTTCTTGACATAGATTACTCATGTTTACTTTATCAGTAAATGAACTGTGAGTATTACAGTGGTCAATGTTCATAATATAGATTCTTCCTGTCTCTGCACGTTCTTTTAAAAGACTAGAAAATAATTCCCTTGCACTTATTTTAGTTTTAGGTATAGAAGTTGCACGTTCATACTTCTCATAGAGTTCGTCAAATTCTTCTGTTCCAAATGCTTCATACAGTCCTTCCACTTCATGTGGACTGAACAATGTAATATCTTCATTTGCAAGGAACCTTTTATAAAATAGTTCAGATAACTGAATGGAGTAGTCTAATTTCCTAACTCTGTTATCTTCCGTGCCTTTGTTATTTTTGAGGACAAGAATGTCTTCGATTTCTTGGTGCCATATTGGGAAGTGGACTGTTGCACTTCCTCCTCTGACTCCGTTTTGGGTGCAACATCTAACAGTTGACTCAAACTTCTTAAGGAAAGGTATGACTCCAGTATGTTGGACTTCACCTCCTCTAATTCTTGAACCAAGTCCTCGTATTCTTCCTGCGTTAATTCCGATACCAGCTCTTTGTGCAACATATTTTCCAATGGCTGTATCAGACGAGAAGATACTGTCGAGAGTGTCATCTGTGTCGACAAGCACACACGATGCAAATTGTCGTAAAGGAGTTCTAACTCCTGCCATGATGGGTGTTGGGATATTGATTTTGAATTGCGAAATCGCGTCGTAGTATTTTTTGACATATTCTAATTTGTCTCCTAGTTCACCACCATACTTTTTAAATAAAGTCATGGCAATCAACATATACATGAATTGTGGTGTTTCGTATACAACTCCACTTGACCTGTCTTGCACTAGATAT